GCTCGTTGATGGATGAACTCACGTGAAGCAAAGGCTGTGAGCATCGCTCTGATTTCATTGTTCTTGAACTTGGGAATGTAATACTCAAGATAGTTTGTTCCAACCGCCACGTCTGTTTGCGTAAATAACCGCAGGATTTGGGTGATGTGGTTCTTTTCAGCCTCTGATAACTTGCCTGATTTCCAGTGTGATACATCGGTTTGTAGTTCCAGTTCGTCTTCAATCCAGTGAATGCGTTCATGCTCTGTGGCATATTGCACTGCCCAAGGATAGCTAAATGGTTTATAACTGTTGTTCTGTATTAGCAAGCTCATATGATATGTTCTCCAGTTCAGCTTGATTTTGATATATGACATTCATTAAATTGTTATTGTGATATATTAGCCTATCTACTTCATCTTGTAATTGTTTTATATGATCGTAACAATCATTCAGTATTCGTTTATTAAAAGGGTCAGAGTCCTTAATCAACTCCAATCGCTTAATTAAGTTTTCCGTCTGATCTTTCAAGGACTCTAATCTCCAGTTCCAACCCGATGATCTTCGCATGGAGCTTCCGTGCTTTCTCCCACTTCCTGTTGCATTGAGCCTTTAACAATTTCAGCCACATCTTCTTTAGTAGTGTGTTTAAGCTCATAGCCATTCTCCTTGTCTATCGCCATCTCTAACAACCGTGCCAGACCGATCTCAACCAAGAACCTTGTAGCCTCACGATCTGTTTCAATCTCTAAGTTGGCCGAACCATCTTCATTCTCTTCCAAACGGGTCACTTTAATCATTCCGGGTTCCATATTTTCTCCTACCCTTGACAACTCACACAGACTTCATCATCTTCAAAGTCCTTCAGAGCATTACGGTCTACTTTAGTCCCAACCTTCTCCGCTGTAACACCTGCAGTCGTGCGTAGATAATATAATCCTTTAAGCCCTTCCTTCCACGCCTTGAGGTGTACTTGATTGACAATAGCCTTGTCAGTACCCGATGGGAAGAACACGTTAACACTCTGCCCCTGACATATAAACTCTTGTCTTTTAGCTGAGTGTTCGACAACCCACCCCTGATCGAGTTCAAATGCTGTCTTAAATGTAGCCTTCTCGCTGTCGGATAGGAACTCCAAGTGCTGTACAGAGCCTTCATTTTCAAGAATACTTTGCCATACCTTCTTAGTGTTCTTTCCTTTATCATCTAAAAGTTCCTCCAAGTACGGATTGCGAACAGTATGGCTCCCGGCACGAGTACGATGCACAAAGCAGTTGCTAATGCGTGGTTCAATGCTAGCAGAGCACCCACATAAGATACTAGAATTAGCGTTAGGAGCAACAGCCAACAGATGCATATTTCTAACACCAGTACCACGTCCATCAGGACATTCACCACGCTCCATAGCCAACTGGTACGTACTGTATTGAGCCTGCTGTTTGATCTCTTGGAACATCTGGTAGTTTTCACTAGCGGCCTGCCAAGATTCCCAAGCTATGCCTTTGCTTTGGAGATAGCCGTGGAACCCCATTGCTCCAAGGCCAACTGAGCGTTCTCTGTAAGCTGAGTACACAGCTTTTGATAGTTCTTCTGGTGCGTTGTCAATAAAGTATTGAAGCACGTTGTCCAAGAATCGGATAAGGTCTCCAACCATTCCTGTTGTTTTCCAGTCATCGTAGCATTCGAGATTGACTGAGGAGAGGCAACAGACTGCTGTGCGTTCTTCACTTGTTGCGAGATGGATTTCATTGCAGAGGTTGCTCCCCATAATGTTGAGTCCAAGCCTTCTTTGAGCTTCTGGGAGGCCTCGTCTGGCTGTGTCGATAAAGTTAATGTAAGGACTGCCAGTTCTGAAGCGAGCTTCAAGTATTCGTTGCCAAAGTCCACGAGCTTTGACTGTATCTCTAACAATTCCTGAGTCTGGGTCGATAAGGTTCCATTCTGTGTCATTGATTACACTCTCCATAAATGCGTCAGTCACGTTGACTGCGTTAAATAAATTAAAACATTTCCGATTGATGTCCCCACCAGTCGGCACTTTAAAACTAATAAACTCTTCAATATCTGGATGACTGATATCTAAGTAGGCGGCGTAGCTACCTTTGCGTGTCTTGCCTTGTTTGTACGCAGTCATCTGACTGTCTACCACTTTCATGAATGGTATTGGCCCCGGTGCTACGTCTGATACGCCTCGCACGTCTGACCAGTGACCACCCACACCTCCTCCTTTGACGGACAACCATGCTACTTCAGCATTGTGATTAATAAGAGAGCCAAGATTGTCGCCCACGTAAGTAAGGAAACAACTAATAGGCAAGCCCCTGTTACCTCTGCCATGTTCAGGTGCGTTCGAGAGCACAGGTGACGCAAACATAAACCAACCCTTCGAAGCATAATCGTATATGCGTTGTGCCAAGTCGAGGTCATCATTACAGTAAGCGACAGATGCACGAGCGAAAGCCTCTTGTGGAGATGTTTCATGCTCAAGCATATAGTAGTCACGCATAAGTGTAACTGCTTGTTCACTGAGGCGATTGTCTCTTTCATAGTCAATCATTATCCCAAGGTGTGTCTTCATCAAATTCTCCAGTCAGTTCATGGTAGTTGTTCTCGATCAAGTCTTCGAAACGATTGACGATATCTTCTGAGTTTAAGTTCAATGCTTCGAGTAAAGTGACTTCATCCAACTGCATCAATTTTTGTTTGAGTTCTTCAATTGTAATCACGATGCGAACCTATTATTCTACCAGAGTTCCAAACATTTGTCAAGATAATGTTTGGCTTTTTCAAGATCTAATCGACCACCTTTGTCTTGGAATCTGGCTATGTATTTGATTACATTACCTAATATAAATCCTCTGAATTGTTCTTCAGTCATCCAAGATTCCATTGCATCCCACGGTTGAACAGCTTTACTGGTGTAATGCTCGCCACCTACTTGTCTCAACCGGGTTGCCATTTCATGTAAATCAGCCATCTTATTTTTTTCTCCTAACCAGTTCCATAAAATGATCTAGGTCTACAACTGCCAATGGCTTTGATCGATTCTGTTTAATAATAACCAAAGGTTCATGCATCCCACAATTACTTTCTGCTTGTGAATAATAATTATACACCGCAATCTTTGCTAAGTTTTTACACTCTACTGAGTATGGAAATAACTTCCGTGCTTTAGGACTCAATAGAATATCTTCACCGCCTGCACCCATTGACGTACTTCGTACATCATCAGGCTCTAGTGTTTTGAATGCACCTAACACAGCATCCCTAACAGTTTGTTGGAGCCTTCTTCCTTTTGCTTTGGCAGACTGTGATTTCATGGCGGTGTAAATGTATCATCATGATGACGTAACATATACAGTAGATGACCGTTTTCTATTGCTCGATCTTCGCCAAGGTGCTCAACCACCACTTCCCACATTTCATGCTCTGACTTTCCGTCCAGTAGTTTCAATGCTTTCTTGGGGCCAATGCCTTTCACTCCGATGATATTATCAACAGCATCACCGGTCAAAAACTGCATATAAAAGTTAAGAAGCCCTTCATCTTTATCTATTAAGTATTTGTTTTTCTTTACAAAGTTATAGTGCCATCCGGGAACTTGATCCAAGTCCTTATCCAATGTCACGATCACACTCTCCTCACCTAACTCAGTGCATCGAATTGAAAGCATGTCATCAGCTTCAATCCCATCGCTTACGTGAGCACCCCATGAGAGGACAAGGTACTCACGAAGCAAGGAATAGTGTACGGGCTTCTCAGACTTACGGTTGCCCTTGTATGGTGCAGTCACTGCAATCTTGGTTCGGAAATTATTCTTACCGGTTAGGAAGAGTTCCCATGTCTGTACTTCTGGCAAGTCAATTAGAAGTAGGTCTTCCAAGAAGCCTGCCATTGTACGGATTGCAATATCTTCTGACTCTTCATTGGTTGCGAAACCAATCCGGTAGTTCAGGATATCTGCATCAATCAGAGCATGTTTCATTATAGTACGTCATCATCATCCATGATGGGTTCAGGATCACCAGATCCCTCGTAAGCAACAAGCTCATCAACCACCAGTTTCTTGAGTGATGGTGAGACTCCCTGCTTGTTCTTCCACGTCCATTCGTAGAAGCCAACCAAAGCAATTGCCTTGGATCCATTGCCTACCATCACACCGTCCAGTACATCACCATCTTTGCCAAAGGCTTTGATAGGATTACTTGACTTACAAGTAATGAAGTAACCTTTGTCGTCTTTCTGACGAACAGTGAGGCCCATGTCTTCGAGTGCAGACACGGCACCATCTGACAGGTTGCATAGATCAACCTGATACTTACCGGACATATCATTGACTTTATCGAGGTAAGCCCACATGATATCCCCTTTAATCTTTACACGTTGTGTTTGTTCCATACTATTCTCCTTACTTGGTAGTATCTATATATTATATCACACTACTTAGTGTGTGTCAAACCAATTTCTGCCTATCTTTGATTCGGCATCTACTGGGCATCGAAAGCCCAAGGTAATCCCGGCTTGTGAGGCCGCATCGCACATGATTTGTGCAACTTGTTCACCATCTTTCTCCGCTGTTTCAATTTGTATTTCGTCATGTACAAACGCAACTTGCTTAACACTGAGTCCTTGGGACTTAAACTGCTTGTGTGCTTCGATAGCCCATTGCTTTGCAATAATAGCACCGCACCCTTGAAGCAGGCTGTTGAGTGCCGCATGCTCGCTTCTGACCAGTATTCTTCGACCATCAAGGCCGGGTACATACCCTTTTGCCGCCACTTTCTGAACTTTTTCCATAAGTTGTTGGAGCTTAGGGGTGTTACGATAAAAACGAAATAAGATTTCATTCCCTTCTTTCGCCCCGCCGCCAACAATATTGCCAATTTTTGTTGGCCCTGCACCATACAAGGTCGCATAGATAAGTGTCTTTGCTTGAGGTCTAGTGATCCCGGTGAGATCAGCATTCTTCTGATGGATGTCGCCATTTAATAATTCCTCTGTCCATTCATCACACTGCATGTAGTGAGCAAGACAACGTAACTCAATCCCTGCCAAGTCTGTGCCAACTAACACATTCCCATCGTCAACACACCAAAGCTCCCGGCATTCCTTCCCGTAAGGCTTGTTCACACTTGGCACCTGTCCCATGTTGGGACTATGATGCGTCATACGTCCGGTGACTGCACCATTGGTGATGATCGCACCGTGTACTCGATGATCGACAGGATCAACATTCTTAATCCAAGAATCGAGCAATCCAAGTCTCTTCTGTATCATCAGATACTCAGCAATCTTCTGAGCCTCCGGTATCTCGATCCCTTCCAAGGTAGACTCATCCACAATGGGTTGGCCTTTCTCTGTGAACTTCTCTGGTTTCCATCCAAGTGTCATCAATCGTTCAGAGATTTGTTTACGGCTACCAACATTGAAGATTGTTACTTTATCCTTCAGTCTCTTACCAGTCTTCTCAGACCAACGCTCTTCAACAATCGGTTCAAACTGACTTTGAAGTTCAGTTTCAATAACGTCCATCTGATCTGCCAGTTCAGCACGTAAAGACATAGCCTTCGGTAGATCCAATTTAAACCCATTGGTTTCTTGGTTTCTGCAGATAACTGCGATGTCGTGCTCCAATAGTATACTCTGCGAGGCATCACGCCACGTTTTAAAGCCTTGCATAAGGTGCTTATATAGATCACGAGTGACCTTAACGTCCTGTATACAGTACAAACGCATCTCTTCAGTAAGCCCACCATCAAAGTCCTCAAAGGCAAAATGAATCTTTTCATTGTTCAGTCTATTCCCCCAAACTCTCAAGCTGTGACCGCCTTCGAGTTGTGGATTCAAAAGCCTTGAAAGAATCAATGTGTCTACCGCTTTCGATTTCGGTATCCCAATGTTCCAAACTCTCCGCAACACCGGAGCATCGAAACCAATTAAGTTGTGACCGATGATTTGATCGTATGCCTTTACCAACGGCGTAAGGGTTGATGGCTCTGTATGACATTGTATTTCTCCTGTCTCAACATCCTGCGTCACTGCAATCCAAATCAAGTTGTGTTTGCTGTTCGTCTCGATATCTACTATAAGTTGTTTCATGTCTGTGCCTAACAAATTCTAATTTTCGTGAATCTTTATCAAAGCCTAGCACTTGTACACCAAGCTCTTTCTGCAAATCCGTGAGTGAATTTAAATTCTTAATGCTACCGGTTACAGAATTTATTCTGGTTGTTTTCACATCAATCAGTATTATTGTACCATCTTCTGCCATCGCAATCAAGTCCACAGGCCCAGTACAACCACAATTTTTAAAGACTTCGTATCCATTGTCCCATAAGTATGTGATTGCATAGTGCTCTGCGATATCTCCGATGCGATTTACATCGGTAATCATAATGCTTCCTCATCAATCTCCGACATACGCCCGGACTCAAGATCATACAGTAAAGCACAGGCCTTACCAGTAATCCCACTGAATCGATTCTTGAGCACCCGTACACGAGTTGTGTTGCGTTCAATCGGATCGTCATGCTGTCCATTGCGTTCAAGTCCGATCACCATATCCGATAGCTGTGCGATTGATCCAGATCCTCGTAGCTGTGCAAGAGATGTAGCCGCACCTTCTTCATGTCCTTTGGATTCAGGACGTTTCAGATGCGAGACAACAATCAATGCAATTCCAGTCTCCTGCACAAGCATACGGAGCTTGGTCATGATCTCATCGATAGCTTTCCGTTCATCGCCATTGGACTGTGCTGACACAATGATACTGATATGGTCAACAAAAACGTACTCACATCCCACAACCTTGGCTAAATAACGCACTCTGTTGACGATATTATCCACATCGGAGGAACCAAAGTGATCGAATAGGAATACCCGATCAGTCCCCAGAGTTGCTTCAAAGGCATCATCCTTTTCCTTCTGCGTCACCTGAGTATCTGGCAAGTGCAGTGGCTTGGATGCCGCCATTGACATCAAGGATAGTCCTGTCCTGCGTGTGGATTCTTCCAAGAACATCAAGCCAATGTTAGACTCAGTGTTCTGCAAGATATGCCAGATCAATTCACGTAGGAACTGAGACTTACCAAGCCCTGACCCTGCTGTCACTGTGACTAACTCAGCCTGCCTGATCCCGTATGTGAGTTTGTTCATACCATCATAGGGGTACATCACATCAGCCTTGGCTAATGGTTTCATCACTGCATCATACAACGATGCACCAGAGACAATCCCATCAGGAGTCCATCGTTCTGCTCTCCAGAAAGCATCAACAAAGTCTTTCTGATTCCCATCAAGATAGTCACAGGCATCCTTTAATCCATTGACACCCTTCATACACTTGGCTTTGTGACTGAATAGTTCTGCACAATGCATCTGTGCTTCTAGTCCGGGCTTATCATTGTCAAAGAAGAAGATCACCTCATCAAAGCTATCTAGGTATTCATAGTTCTGTTTGCAATCCTTCAGTGCAGACTGAGCACCATTCCGTACAGACACAACAGGATACTTTGATCCAAGCATCTGGTATGCGGCCATCGCATCGAACTCACCTTCAACCACAAGAACTCGATTACCACCGGCACTGAATCGTTCTTGACCGAATAAACCACTGGCATCATTCCAGTTCCCTTCAATCTTGAACTTCTTCTCACCATCAATACGAATCTTTGCGGCTTTGTTATCACCATAAGGAAAGATTAAATCATTGCCTCGATAACCGACACCATACTTCTGTACAGTGGGTAGTTCAAGTTTCCTAGTCTTGATTTGCCTGTGGAATACCCCTTCAGAGGCATTGTAAGCCTCTGTACTGGACGATCTCTGCTTCACCTTACCCACCCTACTCTTGTAGTCTATTACCTCTGCTGTTGAGCTTCCTGTTGGTGGGACATTGGCACCACAACTGAAACATTTACCCCAACCTTTATCGTCTATCCCGAATGCATCACTGCTATCGCACTTGGGACAGGCGAGATCGTACTCAATAAACGCCATCTTCTACTCCTTTGGTATAGTCTTCCAAGTAATCTTCGATCTTTCGATGAAGATCCAAGGAAAACTGGATAGGCATTGGAGTAAGTACAGCATCATACTGTGGTTCAATATCATAGACTGCATCACTCAATCGTTTACACAGTTCTTGCAACAATGCAATCGTGCTGATTTCATTCATGCTCTAACTCCAACTTGTTTGCATGCACAGCCAGTGCCGGGATCAAAGGATCCTCAGAATATTCTTCGAGTTTCTCCAAGAACTCTGTGATGCCCCAAGATTGTACATAGTCTGCACAGACACAGAGTGCAATGTGCATTGCCATCTCTTGTGCCACTGAATCTGGTATTGTTTCCATCTGTATAGTCTCCGTAGTACATAGCTATCTAGTTTAACCAAAGGTTAGAAGAATATATATTCTAATACTTAAACTTTGGTAAAGCTATGTAGCTAAATAGCTATATAGTTATTATAGCATATTAATCTAAATTGTCAAGCTCATCCTCAACATTCATTAAGTCAGGCCTTTCAATCACTTCGAGATCATCCTTGACTATGTAGTAACAAGAGTTGCATAAGTCTATGAACTCATTAGAGTTTGCACTACGCCTTGTTGATTCAAAGTCTGTTAGTAATTGATCGCATGCTTTGCATCTCACGGTTCTTTACACTCCCTTAGATATTCTTTGTATGCTTCTTCAACTTCTTGGTTAAAGAGTGCATAGTATACTGCCTCAACACTTAACTTGTCAAGCTCTTTTATTCGATGAATTTCACCGATGACTTCTTCAATGCACCACTTGATAGCCTCATCGTAGCCGTCATCACACCCTGTTTGGGGATCGTAGTCTATCATAGTTCATACTCCCGATACTCTTGTAGTTTCTGTGTGGTATACTTCAGACTCACCATCACTTGGTCTAGTGTCTCTGACTCAGTGTCACCTGTGTCATGCAACATTACCATCGCTTTGTTAAGCAAGTCAAGTATCTCACCGGTCTGTTTATCAATTAAGTTATTGACCCTGATTCTATTATCATTACTGACTGTTATCATCGTCATAATACTCCGGTTCATTCAGTTTGTAACCCAGTAGTTTGGCTATCCCCGCACCGATAAACAGTGCGGTGACAAAGCCAACCCAAAGGATTAAGCCGTATGTTATCCAAGACATTATTGCACCTCTCCAATATACTGGATATATTCGTGTTCTAAATCCTCGATTTCAAGTGTTGATACCCCTTGTTCGTGGAGTTTCTCAGCTTCTTCTGCCGATTCAGCTTCGACATAGTAATATCGAGAAAATGTCTCTATTGTGTCTATTTCATATCTCATGCAATCATCCTTGTTTTGATTAACTTCATCATACTTGCCCCATGTGCAGGATACGCCACTACTTTGACGTTTTTATCCCAACACTTGCGACACTCGCCGCACTTACCCTCCCGTGCGTAGGCCTCACAGACTGTCATAGCCTTTGTAGCGGCCTCTACATTGGGGATAATGGTACTGGTACAGTATCCTGAAATTGTCTCTCCGGTAACGCTGTCGGAGCTTTTACGAACAACTACATTATCGAGTTGTTCCATCGCACCGATCACCGATACAAACTTTTTAAACTTATGCATGCGTGTTGGTAACCAGTGCTTACACCACGGAGTCAACCGCATTACTTCAAGTATCTTAAATCCCAAACGAACATCGTACATATCACCGCTATCGAACCATCGAAAGTATCGAGAGTTGTCTAGCTCACGCACCATATCCGCAACCCAATCGTGACGTTTCCAGTCTTCTTTATTGTGAAGACGTGGAGCTTTCACATTCTTGAATCGGTAGTTGCCCGATGTTGCATAGCAACCTTTACAGGCATCCACTAACTCACCATCAGAGCCTACACTACCCGGACAAGTCACAAGAGCTTCCAGTGACCAAGATAGACAAGGCATCTTACTAGGTTTGCTGAGTCTAATCATATTGTTTACCTCTCATGTTGTTCCGGTCAATGTAACCGATGATAGACACTCTGTCAAGTGCCTATCGGCAGTACACTGTTAAGCAAAGTTATATTTGCCAACGCCAACAGTTAAGCGTCCAAGGTGAACTTGTTTTGTAAGTGCTGATTTTTGGATACAGTAACCACGTGATTTATATTTACGCAGTGCCACAAATCCACGCACTCCTACTAAATTGAAGAACTTACGTCCGTGCAGTTTAGCAGTTTTGAACATTGCCCAACGAGTCCATGACTCAACTTTTGATGCTGATATTTGCATTGCTATTACCTCTCATGTTATAGCTACCAAGGCTTGATTACCTTGAGTGCTGACACTAGCAGAGCCAGTGCCAACTGTCAAGATAACAGAGAGAGATAGAAGCTAGCCCGCCTCACTGTATGGGTCACACTAGCACATTATCGTTACACGTTTGACCGTGATCCTCCAATGCTCCGACAATATCCCGTGCCGTTCGGTTGGTGCGTTTGATAGGCGAACACTGTAAGCCTGCAGAAAGTTTTAAGACATTACTCGTTTGGTCTTTACTCTCGGGACAAGCGAAGCCAGACTCCCGATGTTTTTGTACTCTATACTCTTTACTCTGTATTGTCAAGCTTTCTGTGATTGTTTTTGACTATCTGCCTTATTCAATCACGAGCCTAGCATCACGAGGGTTTTAACGTCTTTATCCTTGACTGTCGATGCTTGTCTCTCAAGCTTGTTTGTACTCTATCAACCCTTTGAAACTTTGTCAACCCTTTTGTGTTGTCTTTGTTTCTCTGTGTCGATGGATGTATTGAACCATGATGCAATGCACAATGTATATTAGACATTAGTCGGTGTATATTTATACAGTGTTTGTCCTTTGTATATAGTATGATGTCAAGTAGCATAGTCTGTTAAGACTGTCTAGTTATACTTTAGTCTAAGACCTAAAACTTTTTAACCCTATAGGGTACTACATAGACCCACACACTGTCAAGGACTGCCATGTACTACCATAGTCGAAGACAACAGAGCTTGACAGACTTCAAAGTCTATGCAATAATGGTATAGGCCTATATAGTAGGCCGGGGAGGGGCTATATAGCTATGTAATTTATACAGTACCCACCGAGATACAAAAAAGGCCTAAAATATAACCATAATTCCCCACTTAATAGCCTTTATTAAACCAATAACAACTATCAAGCAACACTTTGATATCTAAACAGTTTTTAGAATCTAAACCGAATCAAATATTTATTTACTTGGAATTTAGAAAAAAGGGTTGACTTTTATAAAAAATTATGCTATACTATCAAGCAACTAAAAAGGATAGTTTATGACGGAAACCAAGCCTAAACGTGGTCGTCCAAGAAAGACTGATATCGAAGCTAAGAAGAAGGGTAATCGAGTTGCTCGTGGCAGACCTCCGGGAGATGCCTCTAGAATTAATGAATTCAAAGCCCGACTGTTAGCAACATCAGGTGATAAGGTAATTAATAAAATTATTACTATTGCCTTGGATGATGAACATCCCGGACAGATGGCGGCATTAAAGATGTGTATGGATCGTGTATTGCCTTTGAGTTATTTTGATAAAGATAAAAACACTACAGGCAAAGCATCTGTTAATATTACAATCAGTGGGATTGGTGAACAGGCTGTTGTTTCCGCTGAAGAACCAATTGAAGCGGAGTATGTAGATGTCACTGAATAGTAACTTGGTTGAACTAATCAAAGAAGATTTAATTCGTCATGAAGGTTGTGTCTTGGAAATCTATCTGGATTCTGAACATCTGCCTACCTTTGGTATCGGACACTTAGTCATTGAAAGTGATATTGAGTCTTCATGGCCTGTGGGTACACCGGTCACCAAAGATCGAGTAGACGAAGTATTTGAAGCTGATTTCAATACAGCATACTCTGATGCCTGTGCAGTCTTTCTTAATCTTGAAAGTAACCCAGATAATGTTATCCGAGTTTGTGTTAACATGGCATTTAATCTTGGACGTAATAGACTTTCAAAGTTTAAACGCATGATTGAAGCAGTCAACGCAGGCTTTTATAATCAAGCCGCTGATGAAATGGTTGATTCAAAGTGGTATGGTCAAACAGGTCGCCGTAGCAAAGAGCTTGTGGAGCTAATGCGTGGATCTTAATGTTGAGCTTCTTCCTTGGCAACAAGAAGTCTTTAACGATCCTACTCGATTTAAAATAGTTGCCGCAGGGCGACGAACAGGCAAGTCACGATTAGCGGCTTGGATGTTAATTATTAATGCATTGCAAACTGATCGAGGACATGTATTTTATGTTGCACCGACTCAAGGGCAGGCTAGAGATATTATGTGGCAAACTTTACTTGAGCTTGCTCATCCTGTTGTCAAAGGATCTCATATCAATAACCTACAGATCACCTTGATTAATGGATGTACAATTTCATTAAAGGGTGCGGATAGACCGGAGACAATGCGAGGGGTCTCTCTTAAATTCCTTGTAATGGATGAATATGCGGATATGAAGCCGAGTGTTTGGGAACAAATCCTGAGACCGGCTTTGGCAGACCAAAAAGGCCAAGCAATGTTTATTGGTACGCCTATGGGTCGAAATCACTTCTATGAACTGTACCAGTATGCAGAACTTGAAGATGATACAACATATAAGTCTTGGCACTTTACAAGCTATGATAATCCATTGCTCGATCCTGTAGAAATTGACACTGCAAAGAAATCAATGTCTAGCTATGCATTCCGACAGGAATTCTTAGCGAGCTTTGAAGCAATGGGTTCAGAAATCTTTAAAGAAGATTGGGTACAGTTTGATGATGAAGAACCTGAAATCGGAGATTATTATATTGCAGTTGACCTTGCAGGCTTTGCAGATGTTCAATCAACAGCAAAGTCTAAGAATAAAAAGTTAGACCAAACAGCAATCTCAATTGTTAAAGTCAATGAACACGGATGGTGGGTTGCTGATATTGTACATGGTCGATGGGATATTAAAAAAACTGCAAAGAAAATATTTGATGCTGTTTCATATTATGAACCTATTGCAGTTGGGATTGAAAAAGGAGCATTGAAGAATGCTGTCTTACCCTACCTGACAGATATTATGAAATCAGACCAAAGATTTTTTAGGATCGAAGAATTAACACACGGCAATAAAAAGAAAACGGATCGAATTGTTTGGGCATTGCAGGGACGATTTGAACATGGACAGATTACATTAAATGAAGGAGATTGGAATGCACAATTCTTGGATGAACTATTTCAGTTTCCAAATCCATTAGTACACGATGACTTAGTAGACTCCTTAGCCTATATCGATCAGATGGCGAAGGTTGCTTATCACTTCGATGTTGAAGAAGATGACTTTGAAATTTTAGACCCAGTAGCAGGATATTAACATGGACTACGATCACAACTTTGAAAATGACAGTTCGCTAGAAGATTGGGTAATGCAGAAATGCAACCAATGGCGAGATCATTATGAATCAAACTATCAAGAAAAGTTTGACGAATACTACCGGCTTTGGCGAGGCATATGGGATCCATCCGATGTGATGCGAGTGTCTGAGCGTTCACGCTTAATTAGTCCTGCATTGCAACAAGCTGTTGAGTCTGCTGTTGCTGAAGTCGAAGAAGCAACATTTGGTCGTGGTAAGTGGTTCGATATTAAAGATGATATGATGGATACAAATAATCAAGACATCTATCATATGCGGAATCACTTGGATGAGGATTTTCAATTTGTTTCTGCTCGCAAAGCAATTGCTGAATGTATTCTTAATGCGGCTGTCTTTGGTGTAGGCATTGGTGAAATTGTTGCAGAAGAACAGACTGAGTTAACACCAAGCTCTCAACCAGTGATGGAAGGGCAAATGCAAGCTATCGGTGTGATATCACGCCCTCGTACTGTATTTAAATTACGTCCTGTACTACCACAAAACTTTTTGATTGATCCTGTTGCAACGCATATTGATGAAGCCTTGGGTGTTGCAATCGATGAGTTTGTACCATTACATCAAATTCACTTAGCTCAAGAAGCAGGCATATATAACGATGCTTCTGTCACGTCTGCCGCACCAGATCAGGACTTAGAACCAGATCAGGACTTGACAATCTATTCAGATGATAAAGTTCGGTTAACTAAATATTATGGTCTTGTCCCAAAGTATTTGTTTGATGCAAACCGAACAGATGAAGTTAGTGAGGAAGAAGAAGACTCGGAATACGTCGAAGCAATTGTAGTTATTGCCAATGGCGGTACACTATTAAAAGCTGAGTTGAATCCCTACATGATGCAAGATCGGCCAGTTGTTGCATTTCCTTGGGATATTGTTCCGGGTCGCTTCTGGGGCCGTGGTATCTGTGAGAAAGGATACAATGCACAAAAAGCCTTAGATGCGGAATTACGTGCTCGTATTGATGCGTTAGCATTAACCGTACATCCAATGTTAGCTGTAGATGCTTCAAGGCTTCCTCGTGGCGCTAAGATGGAAATTCGTCCGGGTAAAGCAATTTTAACAAATGGTAATCCACGTGAAATCCTGCAACCATTTAACTTTGGTCAACTCGATCAAGTTACATTTGCACAGGGCAAAGACTTAATGAATATGGTGCAGATGGCAACCGGGGCAATTGATGCCGCAGGAATACCCGGCAGTATCAACGGTGACTCAACTGCCGCAGGCATTTCAATGTCACTTGGAGCAATTATCAAGCGACACAAGCGTACATTGATTAATTTCCAAGAAGCATTCTTATTACCGTTTGTACGTAAAACTGCATATCGTTATATGCAATTTGATCCACAGCGTTACCCTGCACAGGATTATAAGTTTGTACCTGCCAGTTCTTTGGGGATTATTGCTCGTGAATATGAAGTAACACAACTTGTTCAATTACTACAAACGATGTCACCTGAATCGCCAATGTACCCAATGTTGATTGAGTCAATTGTAGATAACATGAACTTGAGTAATCGTGAAGAAATTATTGCAGGACTCAAACAAGCTAATCAACCAAATCCAGAACTACAACAAATGCAATCACAATTACAACAGATTGAGATGGCAAAGCAACAAGCAACTCTGCAGAATGTTCAAGCACAGACCGCAGAGATTATGTCAAGGGTTCAACAGAATAATGTTGAAACTCAATTGCTACCTGTTGAAGCTGAGACAGAACGACTGGACGCTTTGCTGAAAAACATTGGCAAAGATGATGCAGAAATTGACTTTGAACAACGAGCTAAATTAGCTGAATTAGTTCTCAAAGAGCGTGAGCTAGAAACAAAAGAAGATATTGTTGCAATGCAAATGAGGAAAAACTAATGATTACAAAAACAGAACTTCAACAAGTTGTCAATCAAATTAATAAAATTCTGGACAAATTAGATAAACGCATCACAGCGTTAGAAGAAAAACCAAAGTCCGTGAAAAAAACTACAACAAAAGTTGCTGAAGAGGCTTGACATTTTTAAAAAAGTATGCTATAATATTTATATATTCAGAGCACCGATAGAAGGAGAATGCTTTGACCCCAGAAGATCAAGAGTATTATGAACTCTATTTAGATCTGTTTACAACCAAAGGTTGGAAGCAGTTTCAAACTGAAATACAAGAAATCTTTGATTCCTATCGTATTGAAGACATCAAAGATGAAACAGAACTTTATCGTGTCTTAGGCGAACGTAATATCCTTCAAAGGCTATTAAGTTTTGAAGACGGGATAAAAACAAATTATGAAGTCAACTTGGAGAGCTTTGATGCTCAGACGATTTGATTTCAAATGTACTGCATGTGCTTTGGTAGAAGAACAGTGGATTGACCACTTGGATCAATTTGCCACTTGCCCAACATGCGGTGAAACAGCACAGCGGATAATCTCTAGTGTATCCACACAGTTCAAAGGCATTGGATGGCCCGATGCTGATGATAAGTGGGCAAGGGATCACGAAAGAGCCGCTAAGAAATAATACATCCATAATGCTACGGCACGGAGTTTAACAATATGGCACGTATATTAGATCAAGAACCCGAACTACTACAAGAAGGTGAAGAGTTTACATCCTTAGAACCTCAAGAAGAACCAACTGAAGAACCCGTTGAAGCTCCTGTAGAAGAGCCAAGCAACGCAGAAGATGACCTTCCTGAGAAGTATCAAGGCAAAGACATTAAAGACATTGTGCGGATGCATCAAGAAGCTGAAAAGCTATTAGGCCGCCAAAGCTCTGAAGTCGGTGAACTACGCAAGATTGTAGATGATTTCGTTAAGTCTCAGATTGAAGCGTCAACTAGCCCACAACAAAAAGACGAAGAAATAGACTTCTTCTCTGAACCTGAGAAAGCAATTGAAGCGGCAATAGCCAAGCATCCTAAAATCCGTGAGGCGGAAGAGATGTCAATGGCTATGAAGCAACAAGCAATTCTCACTAAGCTACAGTCAAGCCATCCTGACTTTTCAGAAATCATACAAAATGAAAAGTTTGCAGAATGGGTGACAGGCTCTAAAGTACGTTCTGAATTGTATGAACGAGCAGATAAACAATTTGATTACGATGCCGCTGACGAGTTACTATCTTCTTGGAAAGAACGTCAAAACATTGTACAAGAGACTGCCAAAGTGCAAGAAGAAGATCGGAAGCGTCAGCTAAAAGCGGCTTCAACAGGAAGTACCAAAGGTTCAGGCGAAGCACCGAGTCGGAAAATCTATCGTCGTGCTGATATTATTAAACTAATGCAAACTGACCCAGAGCGTTATCAAGCACTTGCAGAAGAAATTCGAACTGCTTACGCCGAAGGTCGAGTCCGATAGCTTTATAGGAGAAACTAATGGCTACTGCAACTTATCCGGGAGCAGGCGGCTTTACAGCAAAGACTGAAGCGGCTACCTTTATCCCAGAACTATGGTCTGACGAGATCGTTGCCGCATACAAGAAAAATCTTGTTGCCGCTAACCTCGTTAACAAAATGTCAATGTCAGGCAAGAAGGGTGACAAACTACATATCCCTAAGCCTACTCGTGGCGATGCGACTGCAAAAGCCGCTGACACTGCTGTTACAATCATTGCAAATACTGAATCAGAAGTTGCAATTGATTTGAACAAGCACTACGAATATTCTCGTTTGATCGAAGATATTGTAGAAGTTCAAGCTCTTGATTCACTTCGTCGCTTCTACACAGAAGATGCGGGTTATGCACTTGCCAAGCAAACTGATTCTCATCTGTTGAATCTTGGTCTGCGTTTTGGCGATGGCTCTGCAACTGAAGCAGAAATCAATGGAACATGGACTCCAGATGCGTGGGAAAACTCAAATGTTTTCTACGTAGATGCGTCTAACGGCATTGTAACTTATACTGATGATACAATGGAAGATACAGATGTCTTTACTGACCTTGCTTTCCGTGAACTCATCAAAAAGATGGACGATGCAGACACTCCAATGGACGGACGTTTCTTTGTTGTTCCACCATCTGTACGTCAGATTATGCTCGGCATTGAGCGTTACTCAAGCTCAGACTATGTTGGTAACAATGTAGTTAACAACGGCTTGATCGGCACTCTTTACGGTGTAGATATCTACGTTTCAACTAACTGTCCTGTCATTGAAACTGCCGCAGAAAATACTGCGACAACTTCAGCACAAGACACTCGTGCGGCAATCCTTGCTCATCGTGACACAATGGTGTTAGCAGAGCAAATGGGTGTTCGTTCACAAACTCAGTACAAGCAAGAATATCTTGCAAACTTGTACACTGCAGATACTCTGTACGGTGTTCAGGTTCTTCGTCCTGAGACTGGATTCGTGTTGGCAATGCCTTCAGGAGTCTAATCCCTCTGGTTAGCCCCTTCGGGGGCTTTCCTCTTTACAGTTTTCCTCTTTCACACCTACGGAGAAAACCATGTCTAAATTAGCAATTGACGCTAACGCAAAACCTATTCAGGTACTGCGTCCTAATTCAACTCAATTAGTGAACATTCGTTCAACATCGAATACAACAGCAACCGGCGCATCAAAAGGCGGACGTGTGTTACGTTTAGCCACAGATATCGATTGTTTTTATGCGATTGGTTCAACAGCAACAACATCAGATGTGTATCTTCCTGCAGGCACTGTTGAGTATATCCACGTCTTTGAAGGCGATAATGTATCTGTTATCCGTTCTACGGCTGATGGTACGTTATACGTAACGGAGATGGTCTAATGTTTTCGTTCAATCCTCTGAATAAACTTAAAACTAATCAATCTGCACAAGGAATCAAACCACAGCTTGATCTACGGTTTGCAGAGGATTTGGCGTTAGACAGTCGAGTCGATTTCTCCAGAGGCTCCAACGCCACAGTGGTGGACTCAGACGGTACGCTGAAGTGGGCGGGGCATAATCTTGAAACTCGCTCTGATGATTTTGGTAATTGGTCTTTAACAGAAGGCTCTGTAACAGCAAATCAAATAGCGGCCCCAGATGGCACAACTACGGCAGACCTATTTGTAGAAAGCACAATCTCTGCAAGTCACACATTAAATGGGGCGACTGCATACACAGCCAATACGAAATATTTTATTGTTGTGTACATCAAAAACTATTCATCGGATCGTTACGTACAGCTCAGTGGATTTGGCTTAACTTCAAATGGACAAGCGCCAGTATTCGATCCAGTTAATGGCACCGTAGATACAAACTTAGGATCACGTTGTTTATCCGCCTCAATTACAGATGTTGGCAATGGTTGGTACAAATGCGTTGCTGAGGTAATTAGCCCGTCATCGTCTAATTTCTATATCAACCTTGGGAACTCAGCCACAAATAACTACAGCCAATCATATACAGGAAATGGCACATCTGGAGTATACCTCTGGGGCGCTCACGCCTACCGAGCCGACAAAGAAATGCAAGAGCGCACAGACGTTGCCACAGGCTTAGAAACCTACTACCCAACGACAGACTCTGCCTACTACGCACCACGCTTTGACCATGACCCTGCCACCAATGAGAGCCTTGGGTTGCTGATTGAAGAGTCGAGGACGAATGAGCTTGAGTATAG